GATGGCTGGCGCTATGGCCTACGCCATCATGATGCAAGACGACGAAGCCTACAAGCTGGCTACGCCCGAACAGCGCTACGGCAACTTCTTCGTGTACATCCCTGGCGTAAAAGACCCGCTGCGAATCCCCATCCCCTATGAGATCGGCGTGTTGTTCATGGCCATTCCCCAAGCCATAGTGGACGTAGCCATCCGCGACACAAAGGCGTCGGAAGCGGTCAAGGGTATTGGCAAGCTGTTGTGGCAGTCAGCGCCTGGGGTCGTGCCTGTGGGTGCAAAGCCTTGGCTGGAAGCTTTCTACGGGCAGACCGCGTTTGGGCCAATAGAAAACCAACGCGAGAAGATGCTTGCGCAAGCAGAGCGCTATCGCCCAGGCACTACCGAGGTGGCCAAGGCTTTGGGGTCGTTTACTGGGGTTGTGGGTGTGTCGCCGCTGATGCTGGAGCACTTTGTAAAGAGCTACACCAGCATGCTGGGGATTTCCGCGTTGCACATGCTTGACCCTGTGTTTGCAACGGGAGCGGGGGGCGAGAAGGCATCTACCCCCGCAAGCAAGCAGCCGTTTGTTGGCGGCTTGTTCCACTCAGCCGAAGGCCGGTTCTTGATTGACCGCGCTTACGAACGCATGGATGATATTGTGCAGGCCTCAAACACTTACGAAGGCTTGCTGAACAAAGGTCAGAGAGCCGAGGCGCGGGCGTTTGCCCAGCGCCAGAGCAATCTGATAGCCATGAAAGACGAGGCAGGGGCGTTTAGGCAGGAGATGGGGGAGCTGTTCTCCGAAGAACGCGCCATCCGCGACAACCCCCGGTTGACTACGGCTCAGAAGGACGAGCGCCTGGATCGCTTGAAGCGCTTTGAGAACAAGATTGCGGAGCGGTTTTATAAACAATCCGAAAGAACCACACGCCAGTAAACCCGTCCCGAACACATGGTTCGGCACGGGCATCAAATAGGCGGTGGTGAAGGGCTTTGCGCAAGCCCTCTTCGCGGACAGCTTCTAGATCGAGGCAGGGGACAAAGAACCCCTGCCCCTTCTCAAGTCGCGCCCAGGGATAGTTGATTCTTAATTTCTTCATCCACTTCCGATATGCGGCGGCTGATGTGCATGGCGGCGACTCGAAGCGGGGGGCCGCTGGTCTTGGCCAGCAAATCCTTCTTCTTCAAGTACTGCACGGTGAAGTCCTTCTCAAGCTGGCGCTTGAGCGCGGTGTAGCTGAAGCTGCGGTTTGAACAGAACGCTTTGAGTAGACGCTCTTCAATGAAGAAGTCTATGTGGTCGGGCGTTACGCCCCACTCTACGCGGCCCATGACCTCGCCCCTGGTGGTGTTCTTGTCCACCGCAGTACCGTCCCCCAGATGCGCCAAGGGGCCAGCCTTCTCGCCAAACTTGACGATGACAAACTTGCCCTGGTATTCCTGGGTGTAGGCGTTGAGCACATCCTCGGCACTGCGCTTGCCCCCGCTGATACTCAGGCGCTGGTTTGTGATCTGGCGGCGGTAGCTCTCCAGTATCTCGGCCAGGGGGAACTCGGCAACCTTGGCGTGTTCGCTGTTCATAATCACACCAGCGGCAATGGCGCAGCCTACCCCCGCCATCCAGAAGCGCTCATCGTTGGGAGCCTTGTACTCCTCGTACATGCGCCGCACGGTCTCGGGCACCAGCGTCTTGAGTAGATCGTGGTTGTCAACCATGTACTGCACCAGCGCATCCCCTGCCACGGCATAGTTGTCTTGGAGCGACTTGATGATCTCGATCTCATCGGCGTTCCACTCAAGCTTCTCGTCCATGATGTACTCGATGAGCCTACGCAACTCGCCCTCGGAGGAGTGCTTGCGAACGCTGGTCATGTAGTCAATGGCGGGCATGTTGGACGACATGATGGCAATGGTCTGCCAAGTGGACAGGTTCAAGCGTTCTTTGTTTGCGCCAGACTCCATTCTCTCTTTGCCGCGCCCCTCGCTCACACTGAACAGCGTGGACGGGAACCACTCGAAGTCAGCCCGGTTGTTGGTCGTGATCTCATCGGTTATCAGCGGGTTGCTGTGCAGCAAACCTAGACGCTGTTGCATAGCCACAGGCGAGGTGCCTGACCCTGTGCGGTAGTGCGTTGGGTGGCCCCAGATAGATGCCGCGCCATCAAGCGCCAAGGATTTACCAGTACCCGATTCGCTGGACGCGCAGTGCACAGTCAACCCGTACAGGCCCGTGAACCGCATGAGCGGAGCGCCAGCACCCAGGAGAATAATCGCCAAGTGGTCCCACAGCTTGCGGCGCACCAGCAGGTTGATGACCTTGCGCCAAGTCTCCAGGGAGCCTGTCGGCTGGGTGTTCATCACGATGTTCTCAAGCCCCGGCATGGGTACTTCAATAGGCGGCTTGTGCGCGGCGTAGATACGTCCCGCAAACACATAGGTTCCGTCTTTCTGCCAGCCGTAGTGCGCTGGTACGTCAATGGGTTTCTTTTCACTGCTCATTTTTTCCACACAAGACCTCACGTAGTTGTATAAATTTATGTCGTTGCCTGAACCGAACGCAGCCACGACGTTTTGCGCCATCAGGTGTTTAATCGTCTCATCCTTACCTGCCACCGCTTTTTGCGCAAAGGTTATTTCCTGTACGCGAGAAGGGCGCATGGCCAGCATGTGCACGATGTGTTCTCCCTGGTTGTTCAAGATGTCCACTGGGAAGAAGTCATACGGGAGCAACATGACATGCCGTTTGATTACATTGCCCTGGGCGTCTTCATCTTCTTTCTCGATGAACACACCACCGCGTTCTCCATACGCGTAACCCTTGGGGGGTTCAGGGCGCAACACTTTTTTTGCTTTGTCTCCTGTATCAGATGGCGGGATTTCCACAACTTTTTCAGCGGTGGATACGGCGGTCTCGCGTCCAAGCATCAGTGGGTTGGTGATCTTCCCAAAGAACTGACACCCGTTGCATATGCCTGGATTCTCCGAATCAAACTTCACGCATGGGTACGGGCCTTTGATCTCCGCCAGTTTCCTGTGCATACGGTCTTCATCGTAAGGGTGCAGATTGGACAGCCACACAGCGGCCTTGTCGCCATCATCACACTTCTGCGCAATGCTCAACCACCCACGCCACAGCGGCTCCATGCCATCGTCCTCGGCGTTCTCCGCGTAGTGCTGGAGTTGAGCGCACCCATTGCCAGCCTTGGTCTTGACCAAGATGTTCTTGAACTTGGTGACGCTGTTCTCAAACAACTTCACTGTCGTTGCAGACACCGTAGCTACAGGCCGTTCACCAGGGATCGCCAAGTCTGTCTTGCCCTTGGGCGGCAGCATGGGGGGCAGCGACTTCAGTTGACTGCGGATGTGCTCGGCCAGTGTGTGGAAGTCAAAGGTGTCGCCTTCAGCCAGTATGCGGACCTTGCGCGGTGTGCCGTACTTTTCTTTGTGATTGAACGTATCGGGCACGCGCAACACGCGGGCGGCGTCTGCTGTCACGGTCATGTCGATGCTCAAGGCTTCTTGCTTGCACAAGCGCTTGAAGTTCTCCGCTACAGGCTTCCACTCATCGACTGCTACATCCTGTGTGAAAGGCCAGTAGCAGTGCAACCCACCACCAGAACCGACAACGTAGGGTGAACCCAGCAGGTCAATACCTGTCTTTGCCAAGAACTCGTTTAGCGCGGTGGCTGCGTCCTTCTTGGTGGCGTACCCATCCATGTCAACGAACAGTGCGCGAATGAAGCGGGCGTTGTCCGCTGTGCGTTTGCCCTTGTTCTCAAAGGTGGATACCGCAAAGTACACATCCTTTTGTTGACGAACCCATTTGTCTATGGTGGGGGTGATTTCCTCCGTGTATTGCACATAGATATGCTCCTTCTTTTTTGTTGATAGCTCTGCCGCACAGTACAGCCCGTTATCCGGGGACGGCAAAACGACCGCTAGAAATTCAAGCGGGGTCATGGAAGTCCTTCGGGTTATTTAAACAGGTCGAGCTGCTGGGAGTCTTTGAGTGGGTACTCGTCAGTGGGTGCCAGCGCCATGAAACGGCGTAGCAATTCAAGCTGCCATTGGCGGGGCAGGTTGTCGTGTGAGTCCAGTTCGTCCGCCGCAATGCGGATGAGCTCGCTGTTACTCAGGGTTCTAGGTTGTAGTGTGCGCATATTTTTCTCCAGGCATCGTCAGCCGAGTGTGCGGTTTGTAGGAATTTCAACATGGTCTCGACGCGATACTCGTATGCGGGGAAGATGTCGCCACCTTCAAACCAGTTGTAGACAGTCTGGCGCGACACACCCAATGCCTTGGAGATGCGCACGACTGAGAAGTTGTGATGCGCGGCCCACCGCCCAAGCTGATTGCCTTGAGTCTTGGGGGCACGCATGATCGCGTTGATTGTTTTTTCTGAGTAGGCCATGTCACTTGCGGTTCTGCGCCAATATTGTGCAGATGGCGGTGCTCGTGTCCGCGCTGTACAAAGCACAGGTAGCCACCATCGGGTCAGCGCCGTTGCTCACTGCCTTGTCCCACTTGTCGCGGCGGTCAAACCCTGACAGGGTGAGGCACACCATCACCGTTATCAAAAACGTCACCACCATGCCCCACATACAAATCCAAAATTTCTGCTCTCTATCCATTTGATTCTCCTAAATGCAGGGGCCGAAGCCCCCGCTGATTCAAGGTTGCTGGTCTGTCACAACGCCATAGTCACTGCGTTTCCACAATGGAAAGCCCCCTTGCTGCGCACCTGCGTTGCGTAGATCAGTGTCTGAGTAACGCTGGCGCGTGAAGCGCGGGTAGCCTGGGCCGACAAAGACCGAGGGGTTGCGGTAGTGCGGCACGTAGGTAACGCCGTTGAGCACGTACACCGTCTGCATGAAGGTTTCTTCTTTGTTGTCTTTCATGTTGGCCTCACTCGTCGTCCCAATCCTGCACAATGTCCGCCAACTTGCTCTTCTTGGCTGGCACAGCCGAGGGCTTGGCCGCAGTGCTACGCACTTCGGGTTCCTCGTCAGCTTCAGCCACAGGCGCGGTCTGGGGCTTCTTCTCAACCACAGGCGGCTTGCCGGGGATGGCCAGCACAGGCGCAGCTTTCACACCATCGCTTTGTGCCGTGGTCATCACGATTGCGCGTTGCGCATCAGGGCTTTCAGCCTGGGCCTTGACGACCTCGTACTCTTCCTCAGTCAACCAGCGCACGGGTTTAAAGTGCAGCTTGGGAGCCTCGGCCTTAGTATCGAAGCGCATCTCGGTGACGATCTGCTCGGGGTTCACAGGCGGGTTCTGCACGGCCAGGAACCGGGCGTATGCCTGCAATGGGCGCTTGTCACCGTCTTCCTTACCAAACACCGAAGTGGCGGGCAGGGTCAACTGCAACACATCCCCAGTGGGGTTGTTCTCGAGCACCACAGCCAAGCGCTGTTGGTAACGGCAAGCGCGGCTATTACCTTGGCCAGAACCCGCCGCGTTTTGCGGGCAGTTCATGCAAGTCACCGACTGCTTGTGTTCAGCAGTAGGGTCAGGGCGCTCACCATCATTGCTCCAGCAATCAGGCCCGGTGATGTTGTCGGCGTCATAGGACTTGGCGTAGAAAATGCGGCTCACCTTGGGGGCGGCTTTCACGATGATGACGTTCATGTGGCGTTCATCAACGGACGCGATCTCTTTGCCGCCTGCTACCAAGCGGAACACACCACCTTTGATGGAGATGCGTTTAACGCTAGATACGCTGCCGCCTGTGAGGGCTTTAGCGGTGTCGGACAACTCGTTGTTACGGGCGAATGCGGGAACATTTGTGGGGGAGAAAAGTGTGATATTGGTCATGATGGTCAGGTGGGTTTGGTTACGACAACTTGAAACTCAGAGACTGAGTTCAGACCTGGGGGAACTACCCCAGGATTTTCTTCAAGAAACGTGCGCATGTTGCCTTGTGCAATGCGCTTCTCTAACAAGTCCACGACACTGTGTTCAAGGATGAACTCTTTGAACGATGCCCAGTCTTGTGTTGAGTAGCGCGTTGTGGTGCGCATGCTCACGGTTCCGAAAGGGGTTTTGACCGTAGTGACGCCGAGCGCCTTCATCTGGTCTTTGATTGCAAATTTGATCTCGTCCTGTTGCGCTTTGAGTTCTTCCAACTTGGTGTCGTACTCTTGCGTCATGGTGTCGATTTCAGTTTTTATCTTACGGTAGATTTTCGTAAGCCTGTCGAGTGGTACAGCGGTTTCGCTCAATTGCTTCTCCTGTTTTTTTGTCTAAGGTTGGACATGGTACACAGTATTTTTTCTTTTGCAACTCCTTTCAAGAATTTATTTCTGCATCGAACATCTGGGCTAAAAGTAAGTTGTCGCTTACTTTGCCCTCCAAAGCTTTGAACATCTTTTTCTCGATGGGACTGCCCTCGATGTGGATGACGGTTACCTTGTCTGAGTTCTGCCCCTTGCGGTCAGCACGCGCAATGCACTGGATGTACTGCTCAACGCTCATCAACGGGCCGTAGAACACAACAGTGTCGGCAGCGGTCAGGGTAATCCCGTGTGCCGTAGCCTGCGGCTGCATAACCAACACGCGGGGGTCAGGCTCGTTTTGAAAGCGGCGGATGATGTCAGCGCGTTTGGGTGGCGTGACTGAGCCGTGGATGCACTCAGCGGTTATGTGGCGCTTGAGCAAGTGTGTTTGGATGGTGTCGATGGTGCTGCGAAACAGCGCAAAGATAAGCACCTTGCGGTCGGTCTCTTCGAGTATCTCCTCCAACACACCCAGACGCGGTGCTGAATCAAACTCAACAACTTCCTTCTCGTCTGTGTATGCCGCACCGCAACTGATTTGAAGCAGCTTGCTCAGCGCTGCCGCCGCATTGACTGCGGTGATCGTCTCGCCTGCGGCTTGCACAAGCATGCGGTCTTTGAGGAGGTTGTAGTACTTGGCTTGCTGTGGGGTC